AGTGCAGCTATCCCAGCTGGAGCACTACGGCCGTCAGTGCGTGGCCGAGCGAGACGAGCTGCGCGCGAAGCTTGCCGAGCGTGAGCTAGCCTTGGACCGCAAAGAGAAAGAACTGCTCTACTGGATGGACGTCGCAGAGCGCGCGGAGAAAGCCGATGACTAAGAGCAAGCCAGGGTGCAGAGCCTGCGGCAAATACCACGTTGGCCGCAAGTGCGGCGTAGGTGTCTGCTACGCAATCACTCCAGCGGCAGAGATTAAAGAGGCGCTAGGCCAGAAACGCAGTGAGTCGATGGGGTTTCAGAAAGACCGGTACCACGCCGGCCGCCTCGATGCATTCAGCGAGGCGCTGCGCATTCTCGCGGCCCAGGAGAACGACGATGCCTAATCCGAACGAGCGAGTGAAGTTTTCGTCCGAGCAAGAGGAGATAATCAAAGAGTACTACGCGGACGTGCCCGAATACGGAGAGTGCCCGGGCTGCCGCGAGCTGGAAGCGAAGCTGGCCGAGGCGGAGAAGGAGCGGGACGAGTGGGCCGCGTGCGAGCGAGCCGCGAACGAGAGAACGCTTGGCGCCTGGGATTGCGAGAAGGAGCAGCGCAAACGAGCCGAAGCCGCCGAGGCCCGCGTGAAGGAGCTGGAGAAGCGATGAGCTACGTCGTTGGCTTCTGCATTGGCATCGCGCTGGTTACGCTGAGCGTGTACATCGGCGCCGCCATCATCTGGCACATACTACGGGAGGTGTGGGATGCGCTGCACTAGAAGACTGACCGCGGGCAGGCTCGACGTTCTGCGTCGTTGTGAGACGCTGCTCGAGGAAGAGAAAGACGAGCTGTTCGACCATATCGACCTGCTAACAGAGGAGCTGGCGGAGGCACGCAATCAGGCGGATACCATACTCACTGGCATGGAGAAGCGCCTGAAGAAGCTGGAGAGAGGGCCGGACGCAGATGACTGAGCACGCAAAGGCTGGGGAGACGCGTTACGACTGGTTTGACGCCGACGAGTCAACTTACTCGCCTATACAGATGGCCTACAAGGTCCTGTACGAGGCCAGGCACGACATCGCCGCGCTATATGCGCGCAACGAGCGCTGGGCTCAACTCCGAGCGGAGAATGAGCAGCTTCGCGCCGATGTGGCCGAGGCGGTTAGAACGGCCGAGAGGTGGCGCCAGCTTTGCGAGAGGGCCACGCAAGTGGCCGAAGTAAACCTGAGCGCGAGAGAGAAGAAGCAATGACTGACAACGAGCTACGCGAAGAGATTGTCCGCCTGATGCTGGCGAAGCGGTGGTACGGCCACTCGGTCGACGACCTCGCAATCAAGCACGGCAGGACGCACAGGGACGTCAACCGAATCTTCCTCGATGCCTCGCGCGCGATCAGCATTTACGGCGACGTGACCGGGCAGGTTGCGGCGAAGGTGGCCGAGCTCGATGGCATCATCCGCCGCGCGCTCGAGCTGACCGACAGCGAAGGCATCGGTAAGCCAGACCTGAAGGCTGCCATCGCTGCCATTCGCGTGCAGCTGGAAGCGTGGGGCGCTATCGGTCCGCGGCGCAAGCTGGTCGAGAGTGCTGGAGCGGCAGTGACATCGGAGCAGTACGCGAAGATGACACCGCGAGAGCGCATGGAGGCGCATCTGGCGGCAGCGGCTGAGGAGCAGGCGAAGGTGGAATCTGAAGGAGGCTCGAATGGCTCGATGCATTAAGTCGAGGAACAGCAAGAGACCGCGTAGGCAGACGTCGAACCGGCTGTCGGCCATCGCCGCGCGCATCCTCGGCGGCGGGCGTTACTCGCTGGAAGAAGTGTACGCGCTGGCCGGCTCCGTGCTGACGCAGGACGAAGTGAAGGGCCGCCGATGATTAACCAAATTCTGCTGGCAGTCGCGCTCGTCGCCCTGGCCGCGTGGACCTATAAGATGTGTTGGCCACAATGAAGCTCGCCTACGTACGCCTCGATGTCGCGTTCAAGCTCCCCGGCAAGGAGGCGCGCTACGAGCTCGACGAAGAAGACGCGCCGGGCATGCGCTACGACAGCGCGACTCATAGCCTGGTCATCGGCGACAGCGGCCTGACCTGGGGCCACGTCGTCGACTGGCGACGGCTCAACCTGGAGCTGGTGTGCGAAGACTGCGGTGCCGAGTTCAAGAACGAGCAGGGCCGGCAGGCCCACAAGGCGAGGTTCTGCAAGGGGAAGAAGGAGACCGCTTGAGCTGTAAAGCATGCGCAACGTGCAAGTTCTGGGAGGCAGGCGAGCCGAATTACGCCAAGGGCTACTACGGCGTGTGTTCCATGCCGGCCGATGAGTACCGCGTCGATGAGAAGACCTACATGTTCATCGACGACGGGCCATACGGAGAAGGCGGAGGCAACGTGTGGACGCGTGGCGACTTCAGTTGCATCGCATACGAGGCCAAGGAATGAGGTGGCCGTTCGTTAGCCGGCGCAGGTTCGAGGCCCTGCTTAGCGCGTACGTGGCCAACGAGCAGGCGCTGTCGGCGGCTCACTTGCGTGTCTTCGCGCTCGAGCGGCAGGTTGACGTCGTGGAGTCCCTGCGCCGTGACGAGCAATGGCGTAGAATCAAGGCCGAGGGCCTTTGCGCCTACAAGGACGATCGCGTGCGCCGTGTGCTTGGCCTGCCAGGCTTCACGGACGACGAAGAGGGGAAGAAGTCAGCATGAGACAGTGTCATTGGTGCAAGGGCCTGCTCTTTCACGCCGGTATGTTCTGCTGCGAGGATTGCTCGCGGGCGTTCTGGGTAGCGCAGGCAGACGCCTCTCCGCTGCGCACGGAGCGTTCGCGCAGGACTCAGGCAGCTATCGCGCAGAAGAAGCAGCGCCAGGAGAAGAAAGCCGGGTGATGGAAACTAAAGATGCGGAGATGCGTTACGAGCTAACTAAGGCGGCGCTGACCGGTGTGGCTAATCGAATCATTATTAGCAGCAAGGGCGTGCCTGACACCGTCATGGTTACAGACTTTGTGTCTGCCGCATTGGCGGTCGCAGATGAGGCCATCGCCAGGTTGAGAGGGACTGAATAATGGGGAAAGAGTCCATCCTAAAAGGCGAGGCCGCGCTAGCCCGCAAGCTGCATGCGCAGAAGGAGACGACAGGGCGCGTCATCAACCGCCCGCCGTCGAAGGAGTACGCCGAGGGGTGGGAGCGGGTGTTCGGGAAGAAGAAGGGCCCAGTGCACGAGCCTGGCGCCTGCCCGTTCTGCGACACCTGGCGGCGCGAAAGCCAGCCGTGAATGTCATCCGAGGGCCTGCTAGCCGCGCGAGCCGCGCTGAAGCCTCAGCGGCGCTGGCTCGATGGGCTGTTTCCCAAGCAGCGCGAGTTCGTCGACGACCCTTCGAAGCTGAAAGCGGCGCTCTGCGGCCGTCGCGCTGGCAAAACGTACGCGTGCGCCGCTGGCCTCTACGACATGGCACGGCAGAAGCGGGCGCTGTACCCGTACATCGCCCTCTCGAGCGTACAGGCACGGCGCATTATGTGGCCCGTCGTCAAGGAGCTCAACGAGACTCATCGGCTGGGGATGAAGCTCAACGACCATGAGCTCACGGCCGAGGTGCCGGAGACTGGCAGTCAGCTATTCCTCGTTGGCGGAGACGACGCGCGCAAGGTAGAGGCACTACGTGGCGGCAAGTACGGAAGGGTGGTTATCGATGAGCCTGGAAGCTTTCCGAAGTCGCTGCTTCGCTACCTGTGTGAAGACGTACTCGACGCGGCCTTACTGGACCTTGACGGAGATATGTGGCTCGTTGGCAGCCCTAACGCGGCGTGCGTTGGGCACTTCTATGACCTTACGACTGGCAGAAACCCAGATATTGCTAGCGTCCCGACCCATCATTGGACAGTCCTCGATAATCCCCACATACCGCACGCCGCGTCCTGGCTGAAGAAGAAGCGCGAGGCGAAGAAGTGGGCGCCCGACAACGCGGTCTATCTCCGCGAGTACATGGGCCAGTGGATACGAGACCTCAACTCGCTGGTCTTCAGGTTCGACCGTGCTCGCCACATGGTCAACGAGCGGCCTGTGGGCCTCTCAGGCGTCGTTGGCGTCGACCTGGGCAGCTCGGCCAAGGTGGAGTCAATGGCCTTCTCCACGCTATTCTGGGAGAAGCACAGCAAGGTTGTCACTGTTGCACGTGCAACGAAGCACAAGGACATGCCGCCTGGCGACGGCGCTGACCATCTCAAGGCCCTGTTCGCTGAGTTTCCAGCGCTACGGTACGCAGTCGTCGACGAGGGCGGCCTAGGCAAGGGCTACACGTCCGAATGGCGCCGCCGGCACAACCTGGCCGTGGTAGCGGCGCAGAAGACGGAGAGAAACGCCTACATCGAGCATATGAACGGGGCTTTCGACGACGAACTAATCAAGCTGTACGAGCCGGAGACGAAGCCGCTCGTAGACGAGCTCGAGCTGGCCCAATGGGACGAAGACAGGAAGGACATCGACGACCGGTTCCTGTCCCACGCGATCGATTCGGCCCTGTACGGGTGGCGCGACTGCTACGCCTGGGGCGAGTCTGACGCAGTCGATAAAGGTCCACCGCTCGGCACGCCCGAATGGTATGCTGCCGAGCAGCAACGGGAGAAAGAGCGAGCGATTGCTGAGGCCCGCAAGCGGAGCGCGAAGGAATGGAAAGCAGGGATGCGATGAAGGACGTTGTCGTTACCTTCGAGGTTGGGCTTGGCGTACACTGGCATGGGCATGTCGACCCGGAAGGAGAGCCGATGTTCTTCGACGAAACCAGCCCTGGCAATTGCCCAGCGTGCACCGTCGTCGGCCGCTCGTCGGCGGTCGTCACGGCGGTCAACTGTGAAAAGGGCATTCTGACGGTAGACGTGGAGAAGCCGTGAGGCTCGCCGTCCTCTGCCTGCTCGTCGCTGGCTGCGCCCAGCACTCCGTCGTAATGGCGCCAGACGGCAAGAACGCCTACCTCGTCGAATGCGGCGGCTCGCGCAGCAACTGCCTAGCGCAAGCCGCGGAGCTATGCCCAGCCGGCTACCGCATACTCGACCAGGAGAGCCGCACCGGCGCTTTCATTACGCCAGGGCAGGCAGGCTACTCACCGCAAGTGTGGAACACTTACCACGGTGAGATCATGGTTCGCTGCCGGCGCATCGACATCGGAGCGGCCGACGAATGAGAGCCTTCTGGCGGCTCATCGGAGTCGATGTTATGCACCGGGCTCGACCCATAGGGGAGCCCCATCAGGACGCTGCTCTAGGTTTCAGCGAGTACACCCATCGGTGCTGCGGCGGCATCGCGCATCGATGCCAGCGGCGCTGGCACGAGCGGCTTCTAGGAGTAACGCGCGTCTATCACTGCCGGCTCTGCGGTAAGCGGGCGAAGGTCTACTGACGATGGACGCCCGCTACTGCCGGTGCGGGAAGCCAATGGCGCAGCGGCGAGTGGGGCTGGTCGACCTGATAGCTCGCCTGCGCTGGTACCGTTTCAAGGTCACGGAGGCGTGGACTTGCCGCTTCTGTGGGCGCGACATGAGGGTGCTCGTGCCGAGGTAGACTCGCTTAGACTGCCAGTCTACGAGCCTTGCTACGTATGGTAGTGCCATGTCAGTCACAGAGACGTGGCCACAAGCGACGACCGCCATTGGCACAACCTTCGTGGAGCCGAGTGCGCGTCTGCTGTCCGCGGCGTCTGCGATGACTGGGAGCGTAACCAGTCGCAGCGCCGTATCCGCATGCGGCGCAACATCGAGCTGTTCGAGGGCATGCGCCTCGCCGGCCTGTCGCCGTCGGCATGGTTCTCCAACGTAGAGCTCTCGAGCGACGATTGGGACGTCCTGCGCGTCAACATCGCGCGCGGCCTCGTGCACACGGCAGTCGCAAAGATTGCGGGCAAGCAGAAGCCGAAGACGCAATTCGTAGTCAACGACGGCGATTGGGCGGTCAAGCGTCGCGCGAAGAAAATGGAGCGCTTCGTAGAGGCGAACATGCTCTCGCGCCAGGGCTACGCCGCCGACGCGTACGAACTCGGCCTGGAATCGGAGCGCGACTGCTGCGTCGCCGACTTAGGCGTCATGAAGTACGAAGCCAATACGGAGCGCCGGTGCGTGGACATCTCGCGCCGGCTGCCGTGGGCAATCATGGCCGACCCGCTCGACGCGCAGGGCGGAGACCCACAGACCATCGTCGAGGTCTACCCATACGACCGCTTCAAGCTCGCTGCGAAGTTCCCCAAGCACAAGGCCGCCATTCTCTCAGCGCCGGATATCACCGGCGAGAGCGGCTCACAGGACTTCTACGGGTCGGCCACGGCGAGCGATACGCACGTGCTGGTGCGCGAGGCATACCGCCTACCATTCTCCAAAGACAAGCCAGGGCGTCACGCGCTCATTGTCGGCACGGCTGACCTGGCAGACGAAGACTGGGAGCTAGACTTCTTCCCATACGAGTTCTTCATCTGGGAGAAGCGCTTTACGGGCCTATACGGCGCGTCGATCGTCGACAACGTCTACCACCTTGTCGGCGAGCTGAATGCGGCCGTCCAGCGCATGAGCGACGCGGAGCGATACGGCTCCAACCAGATGGTCTTTCACGAGGAAGGCACCATCAAGCCAGAGAGCATCGAAGGCAACATTGCGAAGACCCTCGTGCCCTACCAGAAGGGCGCTGCGCAGCCGAACGTCGTTACGCCGAACGCCATCAGCTCGAGCTCGGTGCAATGGTGGCAGCTGCTCAAGGGCCAGTGTTTCGAGATTCCTGGCATTTCGCAGATGGGCGCGACCGGTCAGAAGGACCCTGGCGTCGACGCCGCCATCGCCATGCGGACCATTGAGAACATCGCTACGGAGCGGTTCGCGCCGCAGTGGCAAGCCTACGAGCGGCGCATGTCGGTCGGCAGCGCGCGGCAGATTCTTGCCTGTGGGCGGATGGTCGCCGAGTCGTCGAAGGCGGCGAAGTCGGATTACGTCGTCAAGTGGCGCGGCAACGGCTTCCTGCACGACCTGGAGCTACGCGACTTCGACCTGGAAGAAGACAGCTACCAGATTCAGCCCTACGCGGTCAGCGGCCTGACGAATACGCCGGCGGACAGGCTCTCGCTCGCTACTGAGCTGCTCGACCGCCAGATTATCTCCCAGGACGGCTACCTACGGGTCATCCAGGCGAAGGACATCGACGCGGAGCTGGCGCGCACGAATACCTGGTCGCAGCTCATCGAGAAGTACATCGAAAGCTGGCTCGACGCGACGCCTGAGGCTGAGGCACTCGGCGAGACTGACCCCAAGAACCGCAAGGCGTTCCTCTACCGCCCGCCGGTTAAGTTCATGCCGCTGGCCGACCTCATCGTCCAGGTGGGCCGCGCCTACGCCTTTGCCGAGCTCGACGGGGCGCCAGACTACAACCTTCAGTTCTTTATCCGGTTCATGGGCGACTGTGACCGTGAGATTCAGAAGATGAAGGCGCAGGAGGCCGCGCTAGCCGCCCAGGCGAAGGGCGCGATGGCTCCTCCGCCGATGCCGATGGACCCGAACGCGCTGCCGCCGCCGGACATGGCGCTACCGCCTGAGGCGCTGCCGCCTGGAGGCGTCCTGCAATGAGGCTACGCACATCGATGGCCTTAGCGGCCCAAGAGACGTTCGCAGGGTGGGAGAAGTTCCAGGCAATCAAGTGGCGCTGGCAGCTCGTTGGCGCGCTCCAGCATTGGGGACTCGCGCAAGAGCTCAAGCAAGTGAGGGTGAGATGAAAGACGACAAGCCAAGTGTGAAGAAGCACGTTCCGCATCACGAAGTAGAGAAGTTTCTGCCCGACCCGATCGGCTACGAATACGCAGAGCCGACCGTGCCGCTACCCCCGGAGCCTAATCCGGTGGAGCCTAAACCGGTCGTTGCCGCGCCTGAGCCGGCCCCTGCGGCGCCTTTACCGGCCGGTACGCACGGCGACAACGTCAAGAAGAACCGCCGGCCAGGGAAGGCGTAATGGCTACAGAAGCAATCCCCACGACTGGCACGAACGCGCCTGAGGCGCCGGCTCCCGCCACCGATTCGGTCGAGGCGAAGGAGGCTGCCCTCATTGCCAAGTACGCGAAGCAGGCGGCAGAGGCGAAGCTCAAGAGCGATACGGCCGACACTGAGGCGCTCGAGTCAGCGCGTGGGGACGAGCCGGCGGAGGGCGAGAAACCGCGTGGCGCGGATGGCAAGTTTCTACCATCGAAGGACAAGAAAGATGGCAAAGCGAAGGCCGAAAAGGCCGCGCCGCAAGCTGCCAAGCCGGCGAAAGTCGGCAAAGAAGCTGCCGCAGAACCGGCCGACAGGCCAGCGGCCGATGTGGTTCGACCAGACAGCGATAGCGTACCTGAATTCGCAGGCAGCCTTGGCAAAGCCAAGCGACTAGTTCACGAGGGCAAGATTGCCGAGGCCCTGAAGCTCATCGACTGCGACCCGGAGAAGATTCCGGGTGGGCAGTGGGCGGCATGGCGCAAGGAGAACCGCAAGAAAGAGGCGGAAGTCCTGGCGGCGCATGCCGAGGTCGAGCGCAAGCACGAGGCCGTCAAGAGCGAGGCGCGCGAGCTCGTTGCCCAGCTACGCCCGTTCGCCGAGGCGCAGAAGGCCATCCAGGAAGGCGACGAAGACGCAGCGTTTCAGCTGATGTTCGGCAAGAGCGTGGACGAGTGGCAGCGAGAGCGCCTGGCGCGCATGCACCGTGGCGACCTGCGCAAGGACCCGGTGGTCTCCGAGTTCGCCAAGAAGCTGGAGGCCGAGAAGGCCGAGCGGGTGAAGCTCCAGAAGATGCTCGAGGACCGCGACGAGCGGGCTCGCCAGCGCGAAGAGCAGGCGACCATCGAGCGCCGGCAGGGCGAGTACCGCGAAGAGCTGAAAGAGCAGCTGTCGGCAAGCGCCGACGAGCGCCTACAGCGCGCGGCCGACCTGCCGTGGTTCGTCAAGCTCGTTCATCAAGAGCAGCTCGACTCCTACAAGTTCGACCCTCGTACGAAGCACGAGGAATACCTCACCGTGGACGAAGCCATCGAGCGCGTCTACGACCCTGAGCGCCTGACGGCGGCTCAGTGGAAACAGCTCACCGGCGAGCACGACTCGTCAGAGAAACGTGTCCCTGGCACGCAAAACCAGGTGGTATCCGACCGTCGCGGTTCCGACGTGAAGCGGGTTGCGAAAGCACCCACGACTCTATCACGTTCGGAAGCCGCGGACCCAACGCCAAAGCCTAAGCTGCAAGGTGAGGATCTGATTGCGTACTACGTCAATCTGCATGCTCAGAATTCAGCCAACGGCTAGGTGAGGGCAAGCGCGGCGATGGGGTATTCCCATGGCTGGCTCAACTCCCACAATCATCGATTCGTATCTCAAGGACCAATTCGAACCGGGCGCAGTGCCCAAACTCGTCAACGAAGACCACGTCTTCCTCGATGGGATGAACACCAACGAACGAGGCGGCGGGCGGCAGCTCATCGTTCCGTTCATCGACAAGAACGCTCAGGGCCTCGGCGCGACGCGCGTTGACTCCCAGACGGCGAGCGCGACGGCCATCGGAGGTAACTTCGGCGGCTCTGACTGGAATATCCCCTGGGGCGATTACTTCGCCACAGTGCTCATCGGCGATAAGGCCATGGCGGTGTCCGCGTCGGACATGACGTCGTTTCTCCGGGACAAGAAAGAGGAAGTCGAAAGCCTCTATCGAGCCTGGGGCGACACGTTCGAAGCGTACCTGCTTCGCGACTCTGGTCACTCGCTCGGGACATTCACCATCTCGACCGGCGTCTGCACGATGACCAACGTGGCAGACATCAAGAACATCGAGCGCGGCATGCTCTTGCAGGCATCCGCAAACGATGGAACGTTGACCACTGACTCGCTCTTGGGCTCTGGCTCAATCGGCTACGTCTGGAAAGTCAACTACAACACCGGCGTATTCACGGTCGCCACGTCTGACGCGAACGCTGTTGCTGGCACTGCCGGCACCCCGTCTAGCTGGACTGGCACCATGCATGCGTTTCGCGCGTCGGACTTCGGAGGGACTACGACCCCGAACTTCATCTGCGATACGTTCGGCGGCTGGTGTCCGGCAGCGGACCCCACCGAGACGAACTTTCGAGGTGTCGACCGTCGCGTGGACGTCGTTCGTCGAGCAGGCGTGCGCCTGGTCGCTGGCGACGTGACGGGCCTTGGCCTGGAGGATCGAATCAAGATGCTCCTGACCAAGATGGGAGCAGTGGGTCAGCCCGCCAAGCGCGTGCTGGTTCATGACACCCAGTGGCTCGCTCTTGCCAACAGCTATGAGGCGCGCGGTCAGCGTCCCATTGACGGCAAGGTCGGGACTGGCTCGTATACGGGTCTGAAGATGGCTACCGCCCGCGGGACGGTGGAAATCTACGGCTCGCCGCACATGCCGGTGACGAGTGTCTACGCGTACGACCCCAAGGCCATCAAGTTCAAGACGGTCGACGGGTTTCCGAAGGTGCTCAACGGCGACGGCATGCAGATGCTCCGCCTCGCAACGGCGGACACGTACGAGTTCCGGCTCGTGTCGTACCCCGCCTACTACCACAAGGAGCCGAACGCAGTCGGGCGCTGTCCGCTGCTCGCGCCGTAATCACCATGGCTAACCCTGCATTGCGAGACCGGCCTATCTTCAAGGAGCTAGGCCGTATCGGAACCACGGACACCATCAAATGGACCACGGAGATTCCCATTGGCGCCTCAGGCGCTACTGGCACGCTTCTCCGCGGTCCTAACGGAATCGCCTTCGCCAAGAACGGCACCGGAATCTATGACGGGACGAACGTCCCGATTCATCCGGCCGGCAAAGGGCGATTCAAGTTCGGCCTCTACTCGCCGCTGCTGACCGTCACGGAAGCCACCGTGACGGCGTACGACGCAGCGGCCGGCACCATGACCTTCACCACGTCGAAGGGCGGCACGGCAGCAGAGCCGGCGTCTGGCGACAAGGTGTGGGTCTACTTCGAAGGGGAGTCACGCTAATGGGACCCATGGGTAAGGCGCTTGGCATGGGGAAACCTATGCCTAGCGTCGACGAAGAGGAGAGCGACTACGAAGAGCCGCTGGAGGAAGAAGAGTCGGAAGGCTCCGTTCCTCCGGACTTCGAAGCGCTTTACAGCGAATACGCCGAGAGCCCGACGGCTAAGGGACTCTATGACTTGATCGAAGCCTGCAAGGGCGAAGGCGAGTCAGAGAAGCCAGGGGGCCTAGCCCTCATTCTCGGCGGCAAGGGGAAGAAGTAGTTCCAATGGCGCGTGCCAGGACAGTTTTACAGATGGAAACCCGGATACGGGGCCATGCCGACTGCGAGCCTGCTCCTGGCACGCGCCATACTTCCACGCTGATTCGCCAGCACATGAACGAGTCATGGCAGACGCTGCGCGAGCTCGTGACGGAGGCCGGCAGCCTTACCTACGTGGCGAACGCGTCGACGTCTACCGGCATCGGGCCGGATACGGGCAAGGCGTACGGCCTGCTCGCGATGCCGGCGACCGCGTGCCGCATCCACGCCATTGACATCACGATACCTGGCCGGTCTAGGCCGCGGTCACTTACGCCGGTCAGCTTCAACGAGCGCAACGAGTTCGCAAGCGACAACCTGGTTACAGGGACGCCTCATAGCTTCGCCATCTTCAACATCGGCGCCGAGAGCGGCGCATCGGTCGGCAACGGCTGGATTGCGCTCCTGCCAGCGCCGAACGTGGTCTTCCCGGTGACCATCTACTACCTGCCGGCGTGGACCGATATCACCAACGACGCCTACGTCTTCGACGGCTTCGCCGGCTGGGACGACTTCATGGCCTGGGATGTCGTCATCAAGCTCGCGTCCAAAGACAACGACATGGCGAAGACGTACCAGATTGCCGCAGGGGAGCGCGAGGCTGCCCGCCAGCGCATCGTAGCGGCTGCCAGCTCTATCCAGCGCGTCGGGCCGACTGGAGGCGTTGATACGGCTGCTATGCGCCGCCGCGACCGTGTGCAGTCACCGTGGAGGGAACCGCGATGAGCGACAAGCTGACCGTCAACTTCCGCGAGGTGGTGCGCCACGGCGACGAGCCTAAGCGCCAAGTGAGCATGCTCGAGCGCGCCACGGCCGCTGGCTTCAAGGTCGTACAGGACTGGGTCAACCGCTACGCGCCGCAGGTCGCGCGCTCGCCGTTCGTGCTGAGCACGTGGGCTGGGCCGACGCAGTTCGGGCCGGAGACCTGCCAGGTGAACATCATTGAGGCCACGGAGCCATTCGAGTTCGTTCTACCAGCTCACAAGAAGGACCTGCTGGTCATCGTGAAAGACGGGCGGCAGAACGCTTCGACGAACACCATCACACTCAAGCGTGCGGGCGGACATGGCGCCATCGAAGGCCTATCGGCTGACTACGTCATCAATACCGACAGCGGATACGTGTGGCTCATCTCTGACGGCGACCAGCAAAACTGGTGGGCCATCGCGAAAGGGTAGCTTGAGCGAGGTTCACGTTCCGTTCGTCAAGGGTCTGCACGAGGAGACAGAGAAACGTCTTCTGCCGCAGGGCTACATGACGCGCGCGGAGAACGTGCGGTTCGAGAAGGAAGGTCGCGTCATCTCGCGCAACGGCTACGTGTTCATCGAAGGCGCAGAGGAAGAGAACGACGAGGCGGCCGTCAATTACGAGGACAAGCGCACCCTGCACTTCAAGAAGCAAGGCGGCTTTCCTACCCAGTGGTACCAGCGCAAGCCCGACGGCACGTTCACGACGCCAGCCTACGCAAGCTGCATGTCGTCAATGGAGGCGCCTAAGCGCACGGTTGCCACGCCTACCATTCGCTACAGCGCGCTGGCCTCTGACATGGCCATCGCCGACCCG